GGTGTCCGCCGTCGGCACGGACCCGATCGTGAAGAAGCGCCCGTTCAGCTGCGTCATGCTGCCGACGTTCGCGATATAGACCTCGTCGCCGACCGAATAGCCGTGACCCGTCACCGTCACCTCGACCGGGTTGGCCTGGGTCGCGCCGGTAATCGTCTGCTGCGCCTCGGTCAGCAGCCCGCCGTTCGTGATGAACCGCAACGTCTGGTCGCCGAACAGCAGAGCGTAGGTCTGCTCGGTGTTGAACTGGAACGGGATCAGCCGGTGACGGACGCTGTGATCCTGGACGTGCGAGATATACTCCAGCCCCGGACGGTTCGCTGTGCCGCCCTGGACCTTCACAAAGAAGTTCCGGCAGGTTCGCAGGCCGATACCGTACTGCGCCGTGTCGACGCGTGCGTACAGTTCCGGCGACAGCTCCCCGCGGGCGAAAGATGGCTGGATCGTTTCGGGCATCTAGTGACGCGCCGCCTCGAACGTGCTTTCGGGATCCGGATCGCGCTGCCCTTCGTTCCCGCTGTCCGACATCGCCTGCTGCATCATAAAGTTGTAGTTATTCGCCGCAAGCTCGCGCATCTGCTGGTCACGCGTGACCGGCGTCGACAGCAGCCAGGCGAGGTGCCACGCCAGCGCGTCGACGAACAGCGGCGGGAACAGGTCGCCGTTGGTCACGTCCATGGTGTAGACGCCGACCGCGTCCTCCACGTCTGTCAGAATCATCCGACGCGTGCCGTCGTTCTCAATCTGGAACGCGATCGGCGCGTTGGTCGCGCGCTGCGTCGGATCCTGGATATAGCGGAATCGCAGGCAGTCGGCCGGGTACGCGTACTTGTACGTCCACACCTTCGGTAGATCGCCGGACAGGGTCGCCAGCGACCGGCGGCGGCGGGCGAACCCCCAGTCGAACCCCTGCAGCGTCGCGCGCCGGGCCTGGTCGTAGTACAGGTTCGCGAACCGGGCCTCGTTCGACGCTTCTTCCAGCGAATCATCGTCCATGCGCTCGGATGCGCTGACGCTCGTCGCCTTGACCTTCGCGACCAGCATCATTTCGTCGCCAAGTTTCGGCATGTCGACGCCGAGCTTGTCGAGCATGTCGCCATCGAAGAACATGCGCGCGTCGACCGGTTAGGCAGGCCCGTCATCGTCCATGACCATCGGGCCGCTCTGCTCTTTGCGCTCGTCCTCAGACAGCTTGAGGCTGACTAGCTTAGGTTCGGGCATCCACGCCTCCTGTGCGTGAAGGGCGGGCCCCGAAGGACCCGCCCTCACTCCCCTGCCTAGATGTCGCCGGCGTCGCCGCCGGTGACAGGCTCCGGCCCCGGAGACGCGGTGCGCGCCTGGGCACCTTCCGGCTTGGGCTTCCGGCCGGGCTTGCCCTTGGGCTGCTCCAGCGCCTGCATCCAGGCATCAGAGAAGTCCTCGGGCTTGGCGAGGGTGAATTCCTGCCCCTCGCGACGACGGTGCCCGGCATAGAAGCCCATTTTGGTCGCCTTAACGCGCATCGCTCAGGCTCCTAGTAAAGCTTCTGCAGGGCGTCCGGGTAGGAACGGTTCACGGTCGGCTGGCAGTCGCTCAGCCACGCGTTGACCGCACCCGCTGAGACGGTGCCACCGGCGGTGTAGTTCAGCCGCAGATACCGCTCGTTCCCGGACGGCACCGAGATGAAAAACGTCGCGCCGGCCGTGCCGTTGGTGTCGTTCAGCTGCGTGAACGACCCGATCGTGGTCGCGCTGGAAAAGGACTCGTTGTCGTCCGTCTCCAGATCGACGTCGACGGTCGGGCTGGATCCGCTGATCGCCGTGTCGACGGTGAGCACGACGTACATCGGGCGACCGACGCCGATGTCGCGATCGGAACCGAGGTCGATGACATTGGTCGACGCCGCGGACGAGGTCACGGCCTGGGCGTCGGAGAACTCGCCGAGCGAGTCGATGATAGCCATTTCGCTTTCTCCCTTCGATCAGGCTTAGGTGACCTGCGCCTCGTTCGTGCCGAGCGCATCCACGCGGTAGACGGGGACGCCGTCGAACGCCATGACGCGGCGGCCGGCGATGTCCTCCATGGTCAGGGTCGAGTTCTTGATCTTCTCGACCATCTGCGTGCGCAGGATCGACCGCGGCTTGCGGTCCATGTAGAACGCCGCGCGGCCCATGGTCAGGGACGGCGGGATCTCCAGCGCCTGCGTAATCAGCTTGACGAGATCGGCGCCGCCGGATGCGTCGAAGGTCAGGTTCGACCGATCGATGTTCGCGATCCGCACGACGTAGCGCCAGTCGCGGACGGTCAGGCCGGCGTGCCACTCGAAGTGGTCGCGGTAGACCTGGTACATCGAGCCGTCCGACTTGACGGCCGTGTCCTCGCCGAGATCGCGCTGCTGCAGGCCGGCCGTCATGTTCTTCGGGACGATGCCGTGGCACGTCTCCGGGCCCCACACGACCAGCCAGATCGACGCGTTGTCCGAGCCGGTGCCCTGCGCGTCGATGATGTTGTCCGCGTTCTCCGCCGACAGATCGTTGTAGCGCGGCGCGAACCCGGTGAAGGCTTCCGGCTCGGTGCCCTCGTTCCCGTAGAACAGGGTCGACGCCATCTCCTGGTTCATGCCCTCCAGGTGCGCCCGCGCCTCGGACAGCCGAAACGCGCCGGGATTGTCGGCCATCTCGACCAGCTTCTTGTCGGCCTCGGCATACGCCTCCAGGCCGCCGGTGCTGTCCTTGATTTGCGCCGTGGTGGACTTCGCCGGCTGCACGCCGCCGTAGATCTTCCGCCACGTCGGCTGCGGCAGGCCGGTCCGGACCGTGGTCAGGTGACCGTCGGTCTGGTTGCCGTTGATCCAGGACATCTGGTCCAGGATCTCGTTCGTCTCCGACAGCAACTCGATGATGGTCGCTTGAGTGCCGTCGGGATCCGTGCGCTTGGCGAGGTCCGCCAGCGTCGGGTTGGTCGTCGCGAGCGTGGCCATGGCCTATTACCCTTCCTTGTACATGCTCGGATACAGAACTTCGGCAGCGGTCTTGGGCTGGCTCGACGGGCCTCGGCCCTGCTCGAAACTGCCCTCTCCGAGTTGCTTGCCGATGCGATAGAAGGCCCGGATCACTTCGGGATGATTCCCCATCCCCGTGCTGTCCAGCGCCTCCCGAAGCTCTGGCGTCCCGACGTACTCAAGCCCCTTGCGAGCCAGGGACAGTTTGTCGTCGAACGACTTGCCCCCGATCTCATTATCGGCCTTGGCCTCGGCTGCCCAGTTCGACACCTGCTCGGCGAACTGCTCCTGCTGCTGCTGCAGCATGGACGCCTGGAAATCGACGAGCTTCTGCGCCTGCTCTTGCGTCAGGCCCAGCTCTTTCGCCGTCTCCTTGAACTCACCCAGCTTGGTGTCATCCGCGGCCATGCCCTCGGGCAGATCGAAGTCGGCGTACTCTTCCGGCGGGCCGTCCTGGCCGTCGCCGTCTTTGTCGCCGCCTTCGCCCTCGGCTTCCTGGCCGCCTTCGTCCGACTTGGCCTGCTCACCAGCGCCCTCGCCCTGGCCGTCGCCCTCGCCGGACGTTTTGCCGGCACCGTCACCAGTGCCGGTGTCCGTTGCCGTTTTGGCATCGCTCTCGGCAGACTTGGCGCCCTCGGTCGCGGTCGTGTCTGCGCCCGTCAGGGCCGTCTGCCCGGCCTCGCCGGTTTGTTCGGTCGCGCCTTCGGCGCCTTCGCCGTCAGCCATTCGACATTCCTTCCTTCCACATGCGCTGGAACTCGTCGGAGGCGCACCGCTCCAACTCGTGCATCACTTCCAGCCCCATGTTGCGCCTACCCTCATTTACATACACAAGATGTGCCTCAGCGGCAACACTGGACTGAAAAATACCCGCGCGCGTCAACAGCGACCACATGACCCGGCGGCCGGCGGCGGTCGACATGACGGCTTTTACGTCCGCCTCGTACTGCTCGCGCTTCTCGCGTTCCTTTTTCGCGCGGTGACGGACCTGATTTTCGTCCGCGGCGTTGGGCGCCTGTTCGTCCTCGGCCATCTATGCCGGCCCTCCAAGCAGGCGCGACAGCATGTTCTCGCCTTCCTCGCCGGTGTCCGCCTCGGACAGCGTCTTGGCGCCTTCCGCGCCCGTCTTGGCCAGCTCCGCCGCCTGCGCCGCCTGCTGGGCCTGCGCGCGCTGCTGGCGCATCTGCTGGACCTGATCGTCCGAGCGGATGATCTTTGGATTGACGCCCAGCATTTCGCCGTAGTCGGACACCGCCTGGTCCATGTC